CGTGGGATGTGACCATTGATTGCGTTGGTCAAATACAGTCTAGGCAGTTTCAGGCGTTTCTGAGAAAGGTGTGCAACGGCGAGCCATTCAATAAGTGTATATGGACTGAGGAAGGGTTTGTTGAGCACGAAGTTAGATTTATACAGATGCCGTTATCTCCTACCCAAATCGGCCAATATGTATGGCAATATTCTGGTGTGATTTATGGTGTCAAGCTGGTACAGGAAGATGCATTGATCTGCGATGATGATTTAATACTTTGCTGGCTGCAAGATGCTGCGTGTATTGATATCACCATGAATTCAATTTGGCCGGAGGCATAATGGGGGCACCTACTTACAGCGAAGCACAGAGAAAGTACTGGGCGCAGAGGCCATATGGCGGAGCGGTATTAGAATTTGGCACTGTGGAATTCATCCATCCTGATTTCGGGTTTATTCGATTAGTTGGTGACGTTGCAGAGTCTAGGGAGTTCGATGTCAATGGAACGCTTGAAACGTTTCAAGGAACAACTATGGAGCTGCCAGGAATAACCAACCAGACTACTGATGCAACTCAAGCTGGTACAATCGTATTTGGTCGCATTGGTACAGATGTACGAAAAAAGCTAATGGAGATAACGCCGCTTGGCGCCATACGATTCCCAATAACCGTGATATTAAGACGATATCAAAATGGTGACAATGTTTATGAGCGCAGGCTTTACGCCAATAAAGACGGAATCTCAATAAATGCAGATTCCGTTAACGTGCGATTGAGTGTTGACAACCCTTCAAAACTGGCCAACGAGCAGTTGTTTTACGACCCGGGTGTTTGGGTTGGCTTGAGCTTGGGTTAGTTATTTGACACGTCATCAACCAGTTGAGAACGAATGTTAAAATCTGGAATTATTGCGTCAGGCTTAAACGTTACACGATATTGGTAAACGCTAACATCATGAGCTGACAACTGTTCTGAGAAGTAAGTCACGTTGTCAGACAGTCCAAGCATGTGTTTAACATATTTGCCTTCATCGTTTTTGCACGTAAACGAAACACTTCGACCGTTATTGCTGACCGAACACAGGCCTTGCACAGACAATATATAGTCGCCAGTTATACCGTTATAAAATACAACGCGCCTTGCCACTTCAAAGTTGTCTGCGGCTTTAGATAGGTTGTATGACGCTATATCTGCATCATCTTGACAGCCAGACAGTAATACAGCAGCACTCAATGCCGCTACGGTTAATAGTTTTTTCATTTTAATTCCCTCTAATTGTTTCTATTGCACTCCATAGCAAGGCCGCAAAAACGACAATCGCTATCGGTATCCATAAAGGCGATAAAACCCACCACCAAGACCAATCGATATAATCTGTCATCTTAAGACCTATAAACAATATGGTAAGCAGGCCTAAAAACCCCACCCCACCTGAACTACTTGAACTTGAACCACTCATTTTCTTTCCTCTCTATTAATAAACACAACAAATTCTATAAACACAATATACCACACTAACTCACAGCGCAAGCATTATTTTGCTATTATGTGTAAAAAAAGGAGTCAGCATGAACCAATCAGAATTTATAAGCCGCATAAAAGGCAAGCCATGGGTTAATCGAGCAGTGTCATTTAACAGTGTAGATTGCTATGGATTATGCATCATGTACTACCGCCACGTATTAGGCATAGAGCTGCCGACAGTAACCGGATTCAGCGAAGGAGAGCCAATAGCAGACTGCTGGCTGAACAATATTCACACGTGGGAGAAAGTGCATACTCCACCTGTTGAGGGGCTGCTATTTACCTCATACAAAGGCGATCGTCCGACTCACGTTGGCATCGTGATATCACCAACTCATGTGCTGCATTGCCGTGGTCAGGTTAATAACCCTGGCAAAGTGGAGATCCACTCAATTCGTGCGATAATGGCTACATGCGGAAAAGTCACTTATCACAGATTTAAGGGTTAGATAATGCCTAAATTAATCATACAGCACGACCAAACAGGCGCTGCCGGACGACAAACAATAAATTTCGACAGTGGTGTTACACCGGTTGACATGCTAATGCAGGAATTGCCGGACGGTATTGATCCAGAGTCGACGCACGTATTCGTTAAGATGCATCAGATGGTGCTACCGGGCACAAATCACAAAGGTAGCCCGGAATTGTTGCAGCCGCTTTACGGTAACGCGATCGTGACAGTTGTTCATGAAGCTAAAGGTTTTGACCCTATCACATTGGGTTATATTGCCATCGCCGCATTGGTTGCTGCCGTGGCCGTGGTTGCATTGGCGCCTGCTATACCGGGCGACGCTGGCGCACAAAAAGACTCCCCGAATAATAACCTTTATGGTCAGACAAACATTGCAAGGCCCTATCAGGCTTACCCGCTGATATTTGGTTCACCGCGCCCTTACCCTGACTTGGGTGGAGAGCCTGTGACAGAATATGTCAATAATCAGAAGATCGTTAAACAATTCATGTGCATCGGGGTAGGCCTGTTTGATGTGACAGAGGTCCGAGCCGGTGAAACGCCACTGCTAAACTTCTCCGGCGCCTCGTTTAATATTATCGAACCGGTCAACAAAAATACTGTAGTCCCTGAATTGGTGGTTTCATTTGAGACTAATGAGATCGACGGGCAGGAGTTGCTTGGAACAAACGAAGGTTTTGATGGGACTGTTTACGATCCGCTAATACAAAACACAGTTGGCACCACTGACTTTGTTAGTCAATTTTTCCAGTTTGCCACAGATCAAGACGCGCAATCTGACGCGATGAAAGCGGCATTCGATGCTGCTGCTGGGCCGTACATTGTAGATGTTAATTATAACAGGCGAGTGCAGCAGAGCGGAGTGCCAAATTATAATGCGGCTCAAGGATCTGGAACGGTTACAAGCATGGTACTTGTTGCAGATGTTGGCGGTGATTATTACCAGGTTGGTATTGATGAGTTTACAGGTCAAAAAGCATCAGATCCTGGATCTCCGCAATATTTAGGGCCGTTCACAGTAACCGAAAAGCTTGGCGCCATTGTTGGCCCAATTAAGACTCGCCTTGAGTGTGAGGAGCTTTGGTTCAACATAATATTTAATCGCGGCCTAAAAGGCACCGTCGACATTAGAATTGAGACTCAAGAGCTTGACGGTCTTGGCGGGGCTCCTATTGGCCCGATCACTACCACTGACATTAATTACACAGACAACACGCTAGAGCAGAAGTTTTTCACTCATAAAGAAGTGTTGGCGTCTAAGTCTTATTATCAGTTCACTGTAAGGCGCACAAACAATGCAACTCAAGATGCCGCAAATCCAGATATAGCACAGCTAGAAGAAGTGAGTTGTATCAACAGGTTTGCAAATCGTGAGTTTGGAAACGTGTCGGTGATCGAGGTAGAAGTCCCGGCAACTGAGAACGCAACCTCACTGCGCGAAAACCAGATCAACTTATCCATGACGGCTAAGGTGATCACATATTCAGGAGGCGCGATAAACTACACGCCAACGACATCAAGAAAGGCTGCTGATGCGCTACTTCATTTATATGTCGACTTCTTTGGTCTTGATCCTGCAACGCTAGATCTGGTTGAGCTATATGAAATTCAGGATAGACTCGACGCTATAGACCCAAGGCTTGCCACTTTCGATTTTACCTTTGATGATATCGATGTATCACTTGATGAGCGCATGGACTCAATACTGCAGGTCATGAGGTGTTACAAGTGGCTAGATGGCGATGTGTATCGATTTGCGCGTGACGATGCGCGAGAGTTTGAATCAACCTTGATCACCCGTCAAGATATCACTGCAGAGGATAACCGTGATTACTCGTTCACTTACAACCCTAAATTACTCGAGTCATTCAACTCAGTAAAAGTTCAGTATGTCGACACCACCACGAATAAAAAGGCTTATATATTCCGCACGTTTGACCCGAATAGCCCGGACCCGCAAAACCCGATCATCATTGACGGGGCCGCATCTAATCCTCGCACAATGGAGCTAGCTGGATGTCAGGAGGAATACAACGCGATTAACCGGGCAGAAATGGAAATCAGAAAGCTGATATATCAGAACCAAACTTTATCAGATACGTTGCTACCTTCTGGCATGCTACTCGATAAAGGGGATATGGTTTTATATGCCGAGCAGTATAATGTTGGATCAAATTTGTTCGATGGTGAGATAAGGGCGGTTAATGGCAACATAGCGACGACCAGCGAGCATATCGACTTTGATCCTGCGCTATCATATCAAGTTCATTATACGCTTGATGACGGCTCGCAGGTTGGGCCGTTCCCGGTATCGGAGGTTGTTGGCCAGCCGTTTAAATTTGAGTGTGCATCGCTATCTCAGGCTTATGTGCGCGACTCTGTGCTTGGATTCAAGATACAGGCAGGCTCACGATACATTATCAGCACGTTTGAAGAATTGGATGCTGCACGATGGACTGTAGTCGACAAAGAAGCATCAGGTTCAAACGTGCAAATATCGATGGTTAATTATGATGATCGCATCTACGAATTTGACGCGATTCAGGCTGCTCAATGATTTGTGATAAAATACACAAACATTAATAGATAGGGATTCAGATATGACTTGTACAACAGGCGATTGCACAGACGTAGAAACAGCGTGCTCAAATAGCGCAAGCGAGCCGCTAGGGACGACCAGCGCAGAGGCGTTGGCGTGTAATGTGTCAACTATTGATAAAGTGGTTAATGGAGCGGTTAGTACTACTAACAGGGTTGGCAACTCTTTATTGTCACTTGAGCAGTTACAGGCATTATTTGGTTTTGGCTTGGCGCCTTTCACATTTACTACGGGTGGAACACTTGAAAGTATAAATCTTTTAGTGTCGAACGATCCTGTCGATGGGTTTTTATATAAATATATCGGTGATCCGAACAATATACCATTGATTATTGCGCCACTATTCGACCCAACAGCATCACCAGATTGGCAAGCGTTTACGGCAACGGATCATAACCTGCTATCAAGCCGCAATGCTGCAGACGCCCACTCGCCAACAGCTACGGGAAGCACCACACCAAGAACCCTAGATGATAGATTTGCCGATGAAGTCAATGTAAAAGATCACGGTGCAACCGGCGACGGTGTAACAGGTGACGGCTCATCAATGGCGGCGTTAGCACTTATCTGTGATGACGATTTACTATCAAGCTATTACATACCGAACTCAAGAGAAAGCTACCTGCTTGACCAAACTATTATATTTAACGAGCCGGGTGTCAGAGTGTACGGCACCAAGGGTCCAACATACAATAGAGGCAAGGGTAAGTTGGGCTTTATACGTATAGCCGACAATATTGATTATGCGTTCGATTTCGGAAACAGTAGATTGGCCAACCCGGGAGATCCAGACGTAAATCCTGCCGATTGCTGGACAATGGAAAATATAGGGATCACACAAGAAACACCAGGCACCAGTACCGGTACCAGGGTTAAAGACGGCGTTCGCTTAACAGCGAAGAATGATGGTCCGGATCGCGGGATTTTCTTCAAG